ACAATAGGAATCCTACTACTTTTTTGTGCTTGATTATTACTTGTAAATATCACATCATATACTTTACCAACTTCTATATTACGGTTATAAGTTTCATTAAAATTCTGATTACCATATTCCTTTCCAACAGAAAATACTCCTTGCATTTCAATATTATTGGCATAAAGAGATGCAGAACTTACTTTAAATGTAACATCTACATTCTTAACACCTTCAATCGTAGTAGATGTATTATTTTGCTTAGATGCCCAATCAGCAGTACTAAAAACTTTTTGATCTATTGTATTCCAAATAAATTGTTTCTCATTCTCAACCTCAACTGTTACATCAATTGTTTTCTTTTCCAAAAATATTTTTCTAGTCTTTGGATTTAGAGATTTGTAACTATCAAAATTAACCTCACTATCAGGTCCAAGAACCTCTACACCATCAATAAAAAGTCTTCCAAAATTATCTGCAGTTCCTTTAACACCATAATATCCCTTATAAGGAAGTTCTACTTTCCAACTATTTCTAAAAACAGTACCAGCACCATCAGTTCCCTTTACACCTAAAGGAGGAAGAGGAGATATTGCATAACGATTCATAAATTTAGCCCAATTATTCACATTAACTGGATACCAAGTTTCATCAGCAGAAGATCTAGTAGTCCAAATAGGGTTATTAGGACATCTACCTTCTTGTTTTTGAATTTCTTGTTTAGGAGGAGGTGCTAATGGAGCATCAATAGTCATTGCAACTCCCATTGGATTTTCATTCCAAGATTTAGCAGAAACTACTTCAACGTCATTACTAATAAATGCAGCTTTAATATCAATAGCAAGTCCCATTACATTACCTTGTGTTATTGTCCCACCTGGAATTTGCTCAAGAACTGCATTTAATGTATAAGTTCCTGATTCAAAATATTTTATAAAAACAGACTTACCTGTAGGACGAAACTTTCCTTTACCAACTGCGTCTATTGCAGATCCAAAACTATCATAAGTAGTTGCAGTATTCCCAAAAGAAAATCCTTGTTTAGTAATAACAATATCTTTTTTATTAGGTCTAGTAAACTTAAGTTCTGCATTATCATCAACCATTATTGCAACTGCATAATTTCCAGATTCTGGAAAAGTAATATTATTCCAAATAATTTCATGGAATCCTGCATAATCCTCAGTAGATGCACTAGGATAATTTGGATATCCAAGAACACTTTCTTCTACCTCCTTAGTAGTTGAAATTAGATTAACACTCTTAACTTTTACATTAGCATATCCAGCACCATCAAAACCATACTGAACAGCATCATCAAATTGAAGGAGTGTTTTATCTACACCAATCTTTGATCCAGATGTTCTACTACCACCTAAAGATTTTATTAAATATTTTTTACCAGAACTAAAAGTACCAGTTCCACTAAGTTTCTCAAAACGTGCTCCACTCCTCTTTAATATAACCTCACCATCATCTGCTTTTATTTTTACCTCTCTTACTGCCCATCCCCATCTTCCTCTTGTCCCATCATCCACATCCATTTCAAATCCAACTTTAACTCTTCCATTACCAATAACTTTCAAATAATTCTTTCCATCATTACCCACCTCAAATTTTACTCTAGGAGGTGCTCCAGTAGGTGCAACTTCAACAGTTTTTTTAACTTTCTTTTCAATCTTAGCAACTTCTGTAGGATCAAAAGGAAGAATACCAAATCTATTAATAAAATTAGAATCCTTACCAGCACTAGGATTCATTTTCCATAATTTTCTATTTGCCTTCTTTATCCAATCAACACTATTGAATACATGTGCTCTTTCTCCTTTTAGAGTAGAACCTCCCTTATCACCTACAGGAGCATCTAGTGTAAAACTACAAGTATTACCAGAAATACCGAAAAGTCTTCCATTATTTACAGAAATAATAATATCATCCCAATATACACCCACACCACCACCACCTGCATCAGTTCCTGGAATATCTTCAACTTCAATAACTTTTTCACCTCTATTTCTTAATTTGATACGTGAACTATTATTTCCACCTGTAGTAGATGATCCTGAATCTGGATAGAGATACACAGATTTTGTTTCACTCCCATGTTGTCTATTTGTTCTAGTCCAAGTTTTACCTCCTACACTAAATGAATCAAGAGCATAACCACCACGCCTATGATCAGACCATACTAAAGTAATAGTTGTTAAAACTCTCTTTGTACCAGTAACTTTAAACCCTCTACCATCATCAGTAAATGTAACCTCCCCACCATCAGTTTTATCTATTACAATTGAAGCATTTGTATTATTACGACTACCATCCACTAAATCAATAATTTTTCTATTATTCCTAACCTTAATAGGATTATTTCTTGGATTTAAATTCTTATATACAATAGGAATACCAGTACCTTTTGCTGTAGTAGGGGTAGTTGCCTGATTACTACTTGTAAATTTTACAGGATAAACTCTTCCATACTCAACTTTTTTAGTAATTGTTTCCCTTATGTCTTTACCATTACCATATTCCTTACCTATACTAATACCCAAATCTGGAATTTCAAAACCATTAGCATAAAGAGAAGCCGTGGTAACAGTAAAAGTAACTTCATCAGAAGTTGCAATTACATCTTTCTGAACTTTCACCATTTCCTTGATTTGGTGATTCAAAAGATTCAATTGAATCTTACGCATTCCTTTGGTAAGATGTTTTTTAATTTTTGTAGGAGGGGATAGTGTATGTCCTGCTGCACCACCACTTCCTAACAAAATCTTATCACCTACTGGATCATTATCAACATATAAATGTGCTTCATTATCAGCCTGAATATTAAAAATATAATCACCATCCCAAGGAATATCTTCTTCCCATTCAAAAGTATAAGTTTTTCCTGCCTGATCTGTAGCAGCGACATTTGATGGTTGTTGTGGAGATATTGCATATTGATTCATAAAAGTTTTAAATATTTCAGTCTTTTTCTTATTTTCAGAATTTCCAGAGCTTTTACTTCCCCCATATCCTCCCGCAGATGCTCCCTCAGATCCTCCATTAGATCCTCCCTTAAAAGCATCAGAATCTTTAAACTCATAAGTTATTCCAAAACTATCATTACCCCTTATCTTTGATCTCTTACCTGCTGTAAAAGTTCCAGTTTTAGTTTGAATTTGTAAGTCATCATCATCATCGTTTGTACCTATCAAATCTGTAAAAATTGAATTTCCTGTTCCTGTATCTTGCTCTATTCCTCTTTTTCCAAAAGTAGATTCTTTAAGAAGTCCTTGCTCAACATAACCCCTAGTCCTACTTGATACTACATTATATTTCGTATTCCTCTTGACTTTAATTTTTATTTCTTCTGATTTTTTATTTTTTGCAAAAGAGTCTGCTTTTATTTGAAAGCTATGCACTGTAGAAGATGTTGGATCATCTACAGCTGTAAATGTAAATTTTAAACCCCTTCCGTGACCACCTGAAGTGTAAACAATGAACGAAGCTTCTACATAACCACCACCTGTTAATGAAGAATTATTAGAAGAGTTATTTTTATTGTTACTGTTATTGTTATTGGAGGAATTATTGGAAGAAGGAGAAGAAGTTACTCTTCCACCCCATGCCCAATGTTGAACATCAAACTTTTCTCTTGTAACTTTATCAGAAGAAGTTATTCTTAATGGTGATTTTTTTCTCGTTGTCCACCAACCTTTAATTCTACCATTTTCAATAATAGATCCTTTTTGCAAATCATTCAAATATTGTTGATATCTTTGAATTTCATATTTAATAGGATCACCAGTCTTACTAAAATAAACATTAGGATCCCATTTACCCAAATTTTTACCATCTGGACCCCATCTCTGACCATATCCAACGTTTTCTATTTCTGGAACACATTTATCTAGTACATATTCCTCATAATCCTCTTCTCTATCAAACTCTTCTACTAAAACAGCTTCATCCCAGTTTTGTGTTTTAACAATAGATTTAGCAACAACACCACCACCTTTACCCGTATCATCGGTTATATCAACAATAGGAGGATATTTGTATCCATAACCTCCATGAATAACTTGAACTGCTAATACAGAACCATCAATACCTATAATAGGAGCAGCGTGAACTCCTACTCCACCACCACCATAAAAACTAACCCTTTTTTTATCCTTTTCTGCTACAACATTATCTAACTGAGTACTTCCTCCAACTATCTTAGCAATACCTTCAGTAGTATTAACAACTTCACTTTTATCAACACCAAGAGATTCATCAATACTTTTACTAGTATCACCTTCCAAATTTAATCCAACAATTCCAGAACATGATCCAGCACCTGCACGATTGCTTGGAAGCATGTCATCAGGAACTAATGCATTAACTTCATTAATATTTAAATATTTTACAAAATCTCTATTTTTAAAAATAAATTGAGTTCCTGGATTAAGCTTAGCATATTTGTTAGCTTCATGGATCCCAACACCATCCACAAAACCTCTCTCAGATGAAATATAACCAACTGTAATATTACATTTAGTATTTGGTGTTGAAAACGTAAACATTAAAAATTATAACCTCCAGTTAAATTATTTATCACAAGAGTTCAACCCTACCATCATCACCAACTTGTCCTCTTAGGGTAGGATTATCTCCCAGAATAACATCAGCTGCATTTTTTGGTGGTTCAGCAAATGCTAGTAAAGGTTCTGGAGGAGGTATCACCCTCTTTTTTAATTCTTCAACAGCATCACCAACTGAAGCTGCACTTGGTAATTGTGATTGAGATTGAGATGCTCCTCCACCACAAAAAGTATAGTAATCAGCAACTGCCTCATTTGGAGGAAGTTCAAAAGGAAAAACATTTTGTTTAATATTTTCAAAATCTAAAGCTGATGTCATATTTCCTCTAATATCTCCCAATTTAGAAAGCACACTCGAAATTCCTCCTGATGCACCTCCAGCACCAGCCATTTCATTCATCATATCACCTATAAATGTATCCATACCATCAAGAATATTATTATTCGTTTCTGCAATTTTTGGCATATTAGAATGTATTACAGCAGCTATAGCATCTTCAGATACACAAATAGGAACTCTGGGCTTAGCTTTTGGTTTTTCTTCTCCTGTAGATGTGTCAGTAAAAGCAGCATTTAATGCTTGGGTTACCAATCCTGTCTGCAGATTATCATCTTCATCAACAATATCATCTAGCTTTAGCATTTTATTCAATATACCTTCCATCAAACCACCCATACCTCCCGTCATACCATTAAATTCTGATAAAATATTTTGAGTCATATTATCTTTCAAATCAAGCATCTGCCATCTTTTACATGCAGGTAATGCAGAAACTGCAGCAGTCATTTCTTTATTAATTTTTTTCTGACTATATTCCATTACCTTATCCATAATTACTTTCATATATTTGGATTGAGTTTTGGATGAATCACTAACAACTTTCTTTAAATTTCTAACACCCTCAGTCATAGAAACAGCATCTGTATAACTTGATAATGCATTCACAGCTTTATCAATACTCATTGTCATATTGTCCATATCAGTTTGCATCGCCTTATTACAAGACTCAACGATACTAGTTGGTTTTAATACAACTCTTTTCTTACAAAAAACTTCATCCAATTTAATATCAGCAGAACTCTGAACATGAACCGCTTCAGATTCAATCGTTGCTCCTGGTTGGACAGGAGATCTAGGAGAATTTGCTTCTTTCTTTCTTGCTGCCATTCCTTTGGCAACTCTATCTTTAATTAAATTTTGTTGAGCGGTTATAGAAAATGCTGGATTTCCTTCTAAAATTAGTTCTACTTCTTTCCTTGCACTATTAATATCTTTTTGTTGTAACTTAGATATTGATTTATTAATAGGCAGCCCAAATTGGTTAAGACTAACTCCAGGAGCTGGATCAGCAAGTTCTTTTGCTAACTCAGGATCTTTTGGTTTTTCAACTCCTTTATCTTTATCAGGTGGGGTGGGAGAACTAGTTCCTTCATAATCTACATTACCTTCAGAATAACCACTAGTTGCTAATGTTCCATTTTGAGTATTGCTAACTCTATTATCACCAATCTTAGTTGCCAATACGGATTGAGAATTATTTCCCATACATCCCATAATAACAGGTTGTTGTTGTTCAGATCCATCTAAGAAGAATCCAAAAACAATATTACCCTGCCTGATCATAGGAGTTTGACCAGAGTTCTGCAGATACGACCCTGCAGTAATCGGATACATTACATTTGCCCAAGGCAAGTTTTCAGATGAAATTGAATCTTCACCTATATCATGAAGACCAAAAATCCTTACCTTATAACGATATCCCCATCCACGAACAGCTTGCTTATCTTTAAACTTTCCAGGATTAATGTTATCTCTCCAATAGGAATCATCGGCAACCTGTCCAATCCACCAGACAAAAGATTCCCCCAAATAATCCTGATTAAATAACGCTCCTCCTTCTGCCATTAGTCGTCGTATACTCTACATTCCAGAGAATCTGGGTGGTTATCACAATATACTTCTAAATGCTTGTCCTCGTGCCTTGTGTGCCAGTCATTAATCTTACCATCATTATTATTAACTTCATCCTCTGAGTGGGCATGGAAGGCATCGTTATGCATCTTTAAATCCTCCTCAGTATATTCAATCATACCATGATTGATATGCTCCTTATGATCCTTGGGATCAATATAGACCTCATGGTCTAGATCGTGATTTGGAGTGTTGGTTGTCATAATTTCCTCTTAGTTAAAAGTTTTACCTTTAGTTGGATTACCATCTCGACCAAAGGAGTCTCTAATCAAATTCAACTTAGTATAAGTCTCTTTGGCAGTAATGTAGTGACAAAGATCTGCTATAATATATAGACCTCCATCCTCCTTATTTACTTCGTCACCACAAGATTTGTTTTCACTTTCACTTATCTGAGGAATATCTAGAAAAACAGTATCCCCTGCATGTAAAGAGAACTCACCAGGTATTGTAATTGTAATTTGAGAAGCGAATAATTGATTATATCGCATAATTGATTGATTGACAATCAATCTTGTTTTAAGGTTTTCATCTTGACACTCATTTAATTGTTCTTCAGATTTTCCCATGTTGAGTTGACCTGTTGAATATAATAAAAAAGTAGTTCTAGAAAACTCAGAATCCATTCCTGGTTTTGCAAACTCCTTATTTGGTGTTGGTAATCGTTTTCCTGCTAGTTTTATACCTTCTCCTTCTATTTTTTTCTGACCCTCTTCACTAAAAGCGTCTAGTGTCTGCACATCATACTGGGTGCTAAATGGATCGAATGTAATACTGCGAGTAGAATATGCACCCATCTGTAATTTTTTCTGGACATTAATACGATTTTCTATGTCCAAAGTTAAAGCTTTTATATCATATCCAGGTGGAATACCCTTACCTGCAGTATCAGGTGTTTCATTATAGATAATAGATTTTTTCTGTGTTCCAGATAATAAAGTATCAATAGATTTGAAATGATATCCTTCAGAAGTTTCAAAGAAAAAATATCCCGCACTATCACCAAGTCCTTGATTTTCTGCTGAGACTGCTTTTGTTGATAATTTATTAATTGCATAAAATGGTTTTTTATTATTTCCAACATAATCTAAAGGTTCTTTAGTATCATCTAATAAAATTTCTTTTTCAGTTTTTAAAACATCTTCCAAAATAAATTTAACATGATCAGAAACTTCACCTCTCCTACAAACCCTAACTCTAGACTTTTCATTATCAATATATTCTTTAGATACTAAGCTCAATTCATAGGATTTATTTGTGGTTTGAGAATCTGTTGGTAGTGCAGTAATTTTATTAATATAAAGATTATTATCAGAACTTTGACTAAAACTTATAGTATTATCATTATTATCTGTAAACTTTAAGGAAACTCGTTCTTCACCAACAATCGGCAACCCTTCAACAGCACTTACTTTTTTTCTTCTCTTTCCATGACCCTGACCTTTCTTAGTCCTTGTCATCGTATTACCAGCATCAGTAAAAACCACAGATGCTGACACAGTATCAGATAAAATACTCTCCCAATATAATACACGAACAGTTCCACTTATCAAACTTACGCTAGAATCTTTACTTTCATTAGAAATAACATCAATTCTTTGAAGAAGAGCAGGTGCTGCTGGTCTTACATTTCTTTTTAAATTTTTGTTACCTTGTCCCATAAGTTATTCCTCCTAGTTATATTTAACCACCTTTATAAAGTCTATCACCCATCTCATCACTTCCACCTCCACCACCGACAGCAATAGGTGTTAATGTCTCTTTAGATTTTGTTTCTGGAGTACCCTTTTCCTGAGATCCTGATTCAACAATAATAGTTTCTTCTGCACCCTCTTCATAAGATGCACTCTCAGAAACACTAGTTGCTTTCTTTTTAACAGAATTTACATCCAAAGGAAGAATATTTTCACCGTTACCTTTTGATATAAGTTTTTCATCACCATTCTCTGTCTTCTTTCTCTCCTTTTCTAGTTGAACTTTCTCTTTTGCGTCATTTATTTTATGTCCAACTGCCTTAGTTATTGCATTTACACCACTAGAAACTCCACTAGGCCAATTCTCAAAGAAAGATCCTGGGAACAATGATTTACCTACATGACCCATAAGGAAAGGAAGACCTAATCCAGGAATAAACATACTGAAATCAGGAAAATTCATCAATTGATTTTCACCATTAATCCATTGTTGGAACCAAGGAATCCCCCCAAATACTTTACCCAACATCCAATTTATATCAACACCTATACCCAGTATCTTAAATTTCATAAGAGGTAAATTGAATAGAGGAAAATTATTAACAAATCTAGCCATCCCATCTTTCATCCACTCTGTTAATAATTTAAGTGCTCCACCCAACTTTTCAAATACCCACGGTATTGCATCAAAAAATATCCACTTTCCAAACTTAAATGGAAGAGTTGCACTAAATTCCAGAAGTTTAAATAATCCTCCACCAAAAATAAATTCCCCTAACATCTTAGCCGCACCTGCAGCCCCTTTAATAATTTGCATCAACAAACCACCACCAAAAAGATATTTGGCAAATCTCATCAATCCACCACCAACACTCTTTAAAAGACTTAGTAGTCCACCACCAAATATCCAATCCATCATTGCTTTACCGACTTTCCCCGCGCCAGTAACAATACCCATTAAACTTTCTTTTAATTTAGTTCCTGCTGCACCCCATCCTTTTCCTAAGAAACCTTCATATAATAAATCACCCACAAATAAACCAATACCTTCACCTACTAACATACCCACAACAGGAATAGGTATAAGATTACCTAAAACACCTCCCAATGCTGCACCTATACCCTTAAAAGCAGCTCTACCAATTCCTTCTCCATTTATAATAGACATAGTAGCAACAATCAAAGGACCAATAATAGGTATCTTAATTTTACTAGCTAACTTACCAAAAACCTTTCCACCTAGTTTACTAGCACCTTTAGTAAGTTTTTCTCCAAGTTTACCAGCACCTTTACTAAGTGTCTTTCCTAGTTTACCAGCACCTTTATTAAGTGTCTTTCCTAGTTTACCAGCACCTTTACTAAGTGATGTTTTTGTTTTACTTAATGATTTAGATAGATTTTTACTAAGTTTTGATTTTGTTTTACTTAATGATTTAGATAGATTTTTAGTAATCTTAGATCCAGATCGTTTAATTGAACGCTTTAATTTTATTCCTTTTGCCTTTTGATTTCTAAGAAACTTTCCAGGAGCACTTTTCTTAAATGATTTAGAAAGATTCTTTTTAAAATTCTTTTTAGATTGATTAAGTTTACGTTTTAATTTTAATGTTTTTGCTTTTTGATTTCTAACAAACTTACCAGGTTTACTCTTTTTCCACCTTTTCTCAAAAGATTTTCTCAACTTCGATTTTGGTCCTTTCGATTTTTTTCCCATCATCGCCATCTTGGCAATACCCATACCAAGAAGAACAATCCCATTAAACATCTTAGTGAGATTGCCCATAAAGGACTCAAATTTCTGAGCAGCACCATCACCAAACTTATCACCTATCCATTCTTGAGTTGCATTAAGTGCCTTATATCCCCAATCAACAAAAGTTACTAACCCACTCAAAAGTAATCCACCAAACTTAATAAAGAAACCTGCGATGGCAGCTATCGGTTTAAGAAACTTAGTTATTGTAGGTAAATGCTTAATTAATTTAAAAGCTAACCATCCAAGAAGAACATTACCAATAAACTGTTTTATCCCATCTAGGAAACTAAGCCTAGGCATTTTAAGTTTATTTTCCTCTTCATCATCACTATCAGTAGTAGCATCCTCTAGTTTAGATTCTTTTTTCTTTCTATTCTCATCCTCTTTCTTTCTTTTCTCATCCTTTTGTCTTTTTTTCTTTTCAGCCAAAGTTCCCTTCAAAAGGTCATCAACTAATATTATTTTTTTCTGAATAGTAAAAAGAATTTTCTCAGAACTATCACTCTCAGATTTTTGAATATCAGAAGACTCAATACCTTTATATGATACTAAAGAAGTAGTAGGACGCACCGCAAGTGCTCCACCACTTTCCTTCTTCCCTAAAAGTTTATTTGCGGTTATTGCCATTATACACTAATCCCCAATACTTTTATTTTTGGACCAGACCTACCACCAATAACATTAAACTGAGGTATTTCACTATTAGATTTTTCAATATTTGGACTATCTGACATTTTATTTTTTTCCTGCTCATATGCACGAATAACATTTTTCTTTTTCTCTGATGGTTCTATATTTGGTTGCTTAGATGTAGAACTTACTGCTCTTATTTTATTACCTTGCCCTCTACCTCTTTGTGGTTTAACACGATCCTCACCAGAAAAAGTCTTACCACCCATAATATTACCAATACCCTTAAAGAAACCTGTCGATTCTTCAGGTATTACTGGAGAACCACCACCTTGGAAATATTGAACCAATCCTCCTGTAGAATAATTAGATTTCATATTGTTATAATCACCAATTAAACCTCCATTATTAACTGATACACTTTCATCAGATTCTTTCAATTCAGGTTTATTAGTTCCTCCACCCATAGAATTCATAGACTCCATTGTATCAACACCATACTTCTGAACTGCAGGTGCTGAAACAACAAATTCACCAGGAGTTAACATAGAAGGAACTGTATCATCCTTCTTAGATTTCTTAACTGAACCAGCAGCTGAATTCATATTCTCTAAAGCATCAACTCCATACTTATTGACTGCTCCCTTACTCATTACAAACTCACCAGGAGTTAACATCGCAGGAACTGTATCCTTGTTACCACTTCCAGGAACTGATCCACCTTTATTAAATTTTCTAATTGCACCTTCTGCCAAAACTGCATCTCTTTCTCCTTCACCATCAACTTTTAATTTTCCATCAAAATAACTATAACCCTTTACACCCCCATCAGGTTTTATTAAATCATTATTTTCCAAAAATCTTCGGTGTCCTTCGTTAATCTTTTCACTTGTTGCTTTTGCTGCATCACTAGCATTAAGAATAGGGTAAAGTGTTTCTTCTGGCATACCCACAAGTCTTCCCCGATTATTAGGATATTCCATAACATCCATAAAATTAATATCTTCATATCCCTTTACCTTACGCAGAGATTCAACCAGTTGGGTTTGATGTTCTATCAAATCAGGAACTCCAATAGAACCACCAATATCAGTAAAAGTTTCCTTATCCTTTATAACCTTATCACCTTTCGTTATATAATGACTCTTAAATTCCTGCTTATTGAAAACAAATTGATCTGGATTTATCTCACCCATTCCATAACCCATAACTGGACCACCTTCATTAAATCCTTGAATTATATTTGAAGCTTGTTTAGTAGCTTTATTACCATGTTCAACTAATCCACCTCCTTTAAATCCTTGAGTTTCCTCTCCACGACTCTCTGCCATTTGGTTTTTTAGTTGCTCAGCTTCAGGACCACCCCTAGTTGTAAAGGATTGAGAGGTTCTTTCTGTTGTCGTACCATCACCATCATCCCCCATATCTTGATCAGGTTCTTTTTTCTTCCTCGTAGCTAAATATATTCCTCCCCCCAAAACAGCAGCGGCAGCTAGTCCCCACGGTCCCATGGCGGTAGCAGCTTTAAGAAGTGCTGGAATAACTGTTGCAACAAGTTTAGCTCCCCAGACTACCATATTTTTCAATAATCCCAAAGCAAATCCAGTTAAAGCATTTCCAAATATCAAATATCCCCCTAAAAGTACAGGCCACCAATCCTCAAAAAATTTGATAATACTATTCAACTTCCCTTGATTTTCAGGATTACCCATCCAATTTAAAATTTTAAAAAGGACGTTACCAAGAAGAACATTTCCTACAAATTCTATGAACTTACTCCAGGCACTCTTCATAGGTTCCAATACTTTAGTTACTGTCTTCTTTAAACCTTCAAATACTTTAAATTCTAATTTATTTTCTTTCTTTCTTCTTTTAGAAGTCTCCATCAATTTCCTTAAAAAAGAAAAATGTTTCTTATCTTGTTTTTTCTCTCCTTTTAATGTATCAACAATAGAATTAACACCAGAAAGAATGGCTGCTAATACTCCTCCTTTTTCTTGAGTAGGTTCTGGGATAAGTTTTTTAGTATCTAATTTTCCAGTTTTACTTCTAACAGAAAGAGAACTGGTTCCTGTAGTATCTGCTTGTGTTTTCTTCTTTTCTTCTCTTCCAAAAAACTTAGAAGTGCTTATTTTTTTCTGAGTTACTTTCATTCCTGCACTTGGTGCAGATGCCTTTCTTTCCTTTCTTACTCTTATTAATTCTTCTTGTAAAATATCTGCTCTTGCACGTCCACTACCACCATCTCCTTGCAAACTAACTATAGCTTCCATCAAGGCACTAAGATAGTCCTCATCGGATTCGATGTCTACCATCTCATATCCGAGATCGTTAAGTATTTTTAATGGACTGATCTTAACGGGCATTCGCTTGTTGCTGTTGCTTTAATTTTTCTTCCTCAAGATGTTGTTGAAGTAGAGCCACATAGATGTCTCGTTCCCAAGGCATCATATTTTCAATCTCTGTTAAGCTGTATTTATGATACTGCATCAAGGCAAAATTTAGTCTGAAGTAATCCTCCAAACTCATGTGCAGTAGGGCTATGCGAAAAAAGACGATAATCCTTCCAACACCACATCACTTTTCACTTTTGTCTTAGGATTAGTAACACTAATAGTGTGAGATAATTTAGGCATAGTCTCAAAGAAGGTTTCAATCTCTTTGAATTGTTGAGAATTCATTTGTTCTAAGAAATCTTTCATTTCCTTCTTAGTACAATCAGCAGCAGTCCATACTTCATCTTCAGTATAAACCTTATCAATACAAGCTGCGATCAATTCAAATGATTGATCCATCATATTTTTTTCATTAAAATCAAAATTATTCTTAATAAATTGTTCAAGTGATGGATACTTCATTTCCATCATAATAGAGTCATCTATTTTGATTTTATTAGTATGTTTATCATCCTTTTGAACTTCAATTTCATCTAAAGCAATTGTTACTGGAACCTGAGTCTTCTCATCATCAGGGCAAATAATATTTACTTCTAAATCTTCTCCAACAGATTTACCTCGAATATTGAGGAACAAATATTCAATATCAAATGTAGGAAGATCTTCTACTTTAATTCCTTTACTAAGAATACAGTTTTTAAGAACTGATTTGATAGCAGTAGTAATTTGTTTATTATCTTCACTCTCTAAAGCAATCACAAGAACCTTTTCTTCTTTTACAAGAAATGGTCTATAATTAATAGATGCACCTGTGGAAGGTAACTCCAACTCATAGGTGGGAGTGGCAATTTTTGGTAAAGGCATAATGTCCTATAAGCACTTCAGTATGTTTATTTAGTGTGGTTTATATAGGTTCTCCAGTTGCTGCATTTCGTGCGACACCATCTGGACCCATCATTATTGCTATTCCTAACGTATCAGGAAAAGGTATATCTCCTTGAGAGTTTATTTGTGCTTGCTTAATGGGATCTGGATTTTTTCCCCTCATCATTTCTCTTATAGCCTCTTTATCATTCTCTGTTCCACCTGTTTCTATCTGCGTTACAATATACCTTATATAACTCATCGATACTGTGCATTTTAATAATGAAGATCCATCATAAGAAACTGGCATAGAATTTATTGCCAAAGGGAATGCGTTTACAAATTTATATTCTAACGCACCACCACCAAGTGCTTGATCTTTCTCAAATTTTGTAACTGTTAGCCCTTGTTGAGCCATATAACCATCATCACCTTGAGGATACCTCATCCTATAAAAATATTCACCCATTTCTTTGTTAAGTGTGGGATTTGAATCTTTTGCCGCATCTTCTGCAGGACTAGTGATATAATTTATCCAGTCTTCAAAAAAAGCAATTGGTTTATAAGCTCCAGCATCAACATAAAAAGTTAAATCTATTCTATCATCAAATATTCTTCTATGAACGTGCTTTTCTGTTACACCCATTCGATCATTATTAATTTCAAATGTTGCTAAATTAGATCCAGGCAAAGATGCTTCTGAACATAATAATTGAATCTGATTCTGATCTATAGGATTATATTTTCCTTTTACTCTTAGCGCATCAATAATAGGTATATTAACTTCAAAATGAGAAGTTGTTGCTGGTTTTAATAAATTTGCTTTAATGTCAGATACGTTAAATGTCCTTGGCATTTTATAAATATTATTTGACCTTATATAATATGTATAAGAGAAATGGCAGAAAGTATTAAAAGCATATTCAAACCCAAGAAACCTAAAAAATATAAAGGTGATATAACTAATATTATTTGCCGTAGTTCTTGGGAAAGAAGATTTTGCAATTGGTGTGATATAAATGAAAATATTGTTGAGTGGGGAAGTGAAGAATTCTTTATTCCTTACTTATCTCCAGTTGATAAAAGAGTTCATCGTTATTTTCCAGATTTTATCATAAAGGTGAAAGAAAAAACAGGTAAACTTAAAACCTATGTTATTGAGGTAAAACCTCTTAAACAAACCAAATCACCCAAGAAAAGAAAAAGAGTGACTAAATCATATCTTTTTGAATGTAAGACATACGCTATAAATCAAGCAAAATGGAAATCAGCAGATGAATGGTGTAAAGACAGAAAAATTGAATTTAAGATTATTACCGAAAAAGAATTAGGTATCAAATGAATAGAATTGAAGAAATTAACGAAGATTTAGAAAAATCTATAGGCGATCCTGAAGAAATGATGCTTCTTATTATGGAAGCATTAAATTCTACAGTAACCCCTATACCTGAAATAGGACAATTCTATACCTTTATATACAACGCAAAAACTCCTAATATTACATATGACCAACATCCTTTGATTGCTTGTACCGATTTACAATCTTGGGGGTTTAAAGGATTGAACTTTCATTGGAGACAATCTCGCAATTATACATGGGAAGAACTAGCAGGACAACTCTATATTGTTGATTATGATGAACTTGATGACCTTCTCCGATTTCCTTACGGTAAATTCATCCTAAATAAGTAAAAAGATTATATCTGATGTCTGCAGTTACTAGTAAAATAAGCCCAGTCAATGTGGGTAAAGGTAAAAATAGAAGAAAAATTTATACAAGCACAAGAATAACGCCCACTAAAGATCTGGATGGAAATAAAACATATAAAGTAGAAATTGTTGAATACAGTAATGAAAACGGAGATGGAGAAAGAGTAATAGGAGAAAGATCATCCAGTCAACCATCAATAGTAAATTGGAATGATGATGCAAGTGCAGATATAACAGGAGATGCTAAGTCCCAAAAAAATATTACTAATGCTTCTAAAGTTCAAGCAGCTAGTATAGAATCACAACTTGTATCAACTTCAGCAGAGTCAAGAGAATATTATAGATCTAACGGAAAACCTAATCAAGGAACTGAATCTGGTAATGATCAAAATACAGCCAAATTAAAAAACATAGATGATGCAACAAATACAATTAATGGGACAGCAGGTGTATCTGCTATTGGAACCAGAGAAAAAGGATTTGGTGCATATGTTTTTCCCAATTCTTTAAGACAAAGTGGAGGTAATGGACAAGATTTTCTAAAATTTGATATGATGAAATATGAACCCAAAACATTTGATAAAAAAACTTTTGCTTTTAGTGAAAGATCCACCGATATTGATAAAAGAAGTATTGGATCAGTAATACTCCCAATTCCTGCTGGCATTCAAGATTCTGTTAGTGTTAGATTTGGTGATGGTTCCATGAGTCCACTAGACATGGCAAAAGCTAATGTCGCATTAACTGCAGTACAAGATCTAGGAGAAGGTGCTAAGGAAGTAGGAAATCAAGCAAGAAAAATTGCTGACGCATTTAATGATACAAAGGGTGCTCTTGCAGCAGTTATTGCAGGAATGGCATCAGGTAGTTCTGAATTATTAACAAGAACTACAGGTGCAATTGCTAACCCAAATATGGAATTATTATTTGGTGGTCCTAACTTAAGAACATTCAGTTTCCAATTTCTTCTTGCCCCAAGAGATAAAGATGAAGCTATGACTGTCATCAAAATTCTTAGATTTTTTAAACAAGGAATGTCTCCAATTAGAACAAAATCAAGGTTGTTTATGAAATCTCCTCATACATTTCAATTATCCTATAGAAATTCTGAGGGTAAAAATCACAAATATTTAAATAAATTTAAGGAATGTGCTTTATCGTCATTTGGTGTTAATTATGCTCCTAATGGAAATTATTCAACTTATGAAGATGGTGTAATGACTGCTTATCAAATGACTATGACTTATTCTGAACTTAATCCAATATATAATGATGATTATGGTGATACTGTTCCAATACCAGACGCAATAGGTTTCTAAAATGTCCAACTACTTTAGTCTAATACCAGATTTTGAATATGTTAGCAGATTACCTAATGCTAAAATATCAGACTATATTACTGTTAAAAATCTTTTTAAGAGAGTTTTTTTGAGAGAGGATATTTACCAAAACCTAACTTTCTTTAAAAAATATACTGTCGTAGGAGATGCTAGACCAGATAATGTCGCTAATGAAGTATATGAAGATTCTACTCTAGATTGGTTAATTCTATTAGCAAATAATATAGTTAATATCCCAAATGAATGGCCATTACCTCAAGCAGATTTTGATAGATATCTTTTAGACAAATATGATAATGACTATAATAAAATATATAATGGGATTCATCATTATGAAACTGTAGAAGTTAAAAATAGTAATGGTGTAGTTATAGTGCCTAAAGGATTAGAGGTAAGTTCAGATTATAATGTTACATACTATGATTTTTTTATTGGGGGATTAACTGAAGCAAATAATATCACCAGACCAATAACAAACTACAAATATGAAGAAAATTTGGAAAATGAGAAAAGAGAAATTTTTATCCTAAAACCAGAATATATAAGTGTTGTCTTAGATGACATAGAGGATATTACAAAATATAAAAAAGGTTCCACCGAATATGTCGGTGAAACCTTAAAACGAGCAGAAAATATTAGACTATTCCAATAAAAAAAGTAATAGGGCAATTTTTACTCGGAGTTTTTATTTCGACTTTTTTGGAATAAAAAATCGAATTTCCCTCAACTATTCGTTAGCTAACTTCTGAAAGTATGATAGTGCATCATCCTCCTCTGAACTAGCAGATGCTACAGCAGCAGTCACAGTTTCTTCTGCCTTACGTGACTCAAAGTTAGGTTGGAAAGAACCACGAGAGTTGTCCTCATCAACCACTTCCTCATCTACACGACGAGCAGGTTTTTGTCCTAAAACATACTTCAGACGTTTCTGAAGATCATCATAAGACTTGAACTGATCAGCAGCAGTCACAGCAGCAAGAGAATACTGCTTCTTCCATAATGCTTCTAGTGCATCATCATCATCTAGAACAGGTGTTACTTTATCAAACTCTGACTTGTCATAGTTCCAGTAACCATCCTTCTTCACTATCTTCAACTTGAAGTTTGCACCTTGCCAGAAGTCAAAAGGATTGATTGGGGTCTCATCCTCAAACTCAGGCTGCATTGCTTCCATAACCTTATCAAAGATCTTCTTACCAAACTTGTAGAGGAATACTCCACCCTCATTTTGAGGATTGGTAGGATCTTTTACAACATATATGTTTGCATAGTAAGAGAGCTTACGCTTCTGTCTACGAACTACATCTTTATCTGACTCATTACCACTATTCCAGAGTTCACGATTGTATTCGGAAACTGGATCCTTGCCACCTGTTGTGGTCAAAGAGTTTTCAATATACCATCCACCTGGTCCTTGGAATGCATGAGAATACATTTTTGCCCAAGGTATTTCTTCTCCTTCAGGGGAAGGTAAGAAACGAATTACGGCATAACCATTACCTGTTTTATCAACTTCAGGCTTCCAGAGACGCTCATCAGCACCTCCACTTGTGTTGTTCATCTTCTCCACTTCTTTGACTAATTTTTGAGTCAAAGATCCTAGAGAGGACTGTTTTTTTAGGTCTTTAAATGACATTAGATTTGTTTTTAGATTTGGCTTTTGTGTACCTTTATATGTTACTAGGTAAATTGATTCCTGTCAATCTGTTTTTTCAATACATCAACCATAGTAGCCATTTGACTAAATGCTTGATTCATATCAGAACTAGATGGGAACCCCATCATTTTAGCAGATTCAACAATCTGCTCTTTCATCTTCTTTGCATCAGGATCATCAGATAAACTCAAACGAGTGTACATAATTTGTTGCTTTTCGATCAACCTTTCAAGAATATCAACATGATTACGTTGATCATCCTTTGACATAGTAGGAAACTTAAAGACATTAGAATAAACTTCTTCTTGAAGTTCACTAATCTCTACCATCTCCGCACGAACTACATCTGATTGAAAAAAAGTCATCGATTTCTATCTAATAATTGTTTATGACTCAGATTCGACGGAATCGGACCCGTCAGAGGACTCGATATCGATGCTAGACTCTTCGCCCACATCGCCTTCGCTTTTGGTGGCAGCTTGTGCCTCCTCTGCTTTACTATCTTCAATTTGTTGAAGTACTTCTATAGCACCCTGTATTTTAATACGAGTGTTGGATAATTCATTAAGTTGTTCAACGATAGTAGTATATCGTTCTTTCAATTCTTCAAGTATTGCAGCATTTTCAAGAGCCATGGATAACAACCTCCTTTAGGATTTTTTTGTAACGGGGTACATTAATATTTATGAAAGGTTTATATTTTTTGATCTTACGACTGACGGTTTCCCACACAGGGTCATTCAATCGTTTATCAAAATCCTTTCCGTACCCTAATATTATATCACATATTACCATAGTTTCAAGTGATGTGCCACCCCCTAGATAACTTTTAAGAATTGATGGGTGTCCTTTAGAACAATTAAACACGTCATCAATTTTTTTCTTCTCAAAAATATTTTCAACATCTTCTTTAAAAGTATAAGAAAGTGATTGATTTCTTTTCTGCCATTCTGTAAAAGTATTTCTCCCATTTTTAATAATATCAGCCATGTATACTGATTGTGGATCTGTTCCAGAAATAAAATTAGCAACAAAAAATTCCTCTATTTCTTTGTCAGCAAAATCCCTAGACATCTTCTCAAAGAAAAATCTATCCTTCCTTTTATAAAAAGAAGTTACCTTTAATCTAGGAAGTCTATTACCATACCTCTGATAATCATAAGAGTCTTTAGTAAAGTGAGACTTCATAGCAATATATGTTTTGTAGCAGTCAAATGGCATCATTATATAATATGTCAAATTTACCTACCTTCTCTAGATTTGTTTCTAATAGTAATATGCTGACCTTCAATTGCAAAATCTAAGTAATCTGTATGATCCCATTCAAGTTCTTCGTATAAACCATTCAATCTATCCATATCATCCCAAAGGTCTGTAGGAGTAGGTTCACCCCAGAAAGGATTTTTATCTGGATCTGTCATAGTGGTAACTTTGCTCGTGAACTACGTTTTAAAAAGTTAAGTTCTGATGCTTCATACTTAATCTTTTCCTTTAATGGTTTAGGAATAAGTTTGGGAACTGATTCCAAATCAATACTATTCTTATCACAAAAGTGAATGATAGCATCAATATAATTCATGTTTTCATTTAACTGCACTAAGGTTTCAATTTCTTGTGCAAAACCTGCAGCGGAGAAGAACTTACTCTTCAATACCTTCTCTAGTTCATTCTCCATCCTGTCTCCTAGTACTGTTAGATACAAACTCTTTTATATACCTTACTAATAATTTAATATAGTCCCCTTTGTTCCTTTTGTCAAATACTTTTACTTCACCACCAGGCGTAACCATGATAGTAATTAATTTCTTTACAGGAATTTCAGTTAACTCATAGTAAGCAGCAGCATAAAAGGTTTCCTGTACGAAATAGTTTTCCAACCACTTCTCAGGTTTAATCTTCTCCGATGTCTTAAAGTCTATGACTGCTAACTCACCTTCATACTCTGCTATACAATCAACTCTACCCGCAAGACCAAGGTACTCGGAGTAAAGGGTTCTTTCTATAGCGTGTATGTTATTTATCTTATCCAAATAAGGTTTGGCATGATGAAACATAAACTGAGTAGCAGGTCTAAATTGATTCCAATCAATTTCATTGTTCCTCATATACACTTCAACTGCTTCATGGAAATCAGTTCCACGAGTAGTTGCTTTCTTTGTGATACGATTTGCTTCTTCAATACCAATTCGCTTACGCCAATTGATAAAGATCTGCCTATTATAAAAGGAAGTGACTGAAGTAATAGAAGGAACCCAACTACCATCAGGAAGTTGATACAATCTACAACCAGGAGTTTCTTTCTTTTCTAATTCAATATCACCTAAGAAATTATGATGCTCAAAAATCATAGAGTTGTTTCCAATTTAGCTAAGAGATACTCCTTGACAAATCCAGAACGAACAATATCTTCGACTCCGAACTCAATAATATCAACGGATGGCATGATGCGAAGGATCTTCATAAAATCAATCACACCATTCTTTTCATTAGTCTTAACAAGATCAGATTGAGTAGCATCACCACAGAACATGATCTTAGAATCTTGACCAACTCTTGTTATTATACTATCTAACTCATGAAAATTCAAGTTTTGATATTCATCAACAATAACAATTGCTTTATCAAAAGTAGTTCCTCTTATAAATGAAGTACTCCAGAAGTCAATTGTACCTTGAGACTTAAGATTTCCATAGAGCATTTCAAAGTCTGCCTCTGTTGGCATCTCAAACATATATTTGACCATATGTTTGTAAGGAATCTGATATAGTGAAGACTTATCTTCATGATCTCCTGGTAGGAAACCAATCTCTCTTGTAGAGACAAGTGACCTTACAATATAGATCTTCTCATAGGGAGTCTTAGGATCTAATACATCCCTAAGTGCATTATAAAGAGTTATAAATGTCTTACCAGTACCTGCACATCCATATGCAACTACGTTCTGATTATTCTCATAGCATCTGAATAATTCTTCTTGGTTTGGAGTTAGAGGAGTTATTGTCCTCATCAAGTCCGTATTAATAGGTTTCTTTCTTTTCATTTGCTTATTACTCATTCCGTATGGAACGACTATCTTACGATTTTTAGATTTAGATGTCATATTATTCCACATCAAAGGCAGATTGAGTTGAAGATTCGTAAGAACCTCTTTTAGCTAGTCTTCCAGAGATACCTCCAGATTTATCTGCTTTCTTTAATACCTCACCCCATCCAGGATTTCTATTAACTAATTTATCTTTCCAATCACCAACCTCAACTCCTAGTCCAGGCATGGTAGAAGGATCAGAGTAATCTCTGTCCCAATCAGAATTGTCATCTTTCCACTGATCCCAATCATGGACACTCATTACGACTTCCTTCTGTTCACCAGTTTCTTTGTTTATAACAGGGTATGTTGCCATATCAATAAGATAATGTGTAAAATTATTTAGTTGATCACCTAAAAGGCGGACCTCTAAACCAAGTAACTAATGATTTTCTTACTCCAGAAGTAACAGGTCTAACTCTGTGCCATTTATCAGATGGAAAAACTACGATAGATCCTTTCTTTAATTTAAGAGTATCATATCTTACATCCATACGTGGTCCTTTAATTTCTATGTCAAATTCTCCACCTTCATATTCATCAGGATCACTTAACCAAATAGTTATACTAAGTTTTCTTGCAAGATATTTACCATTTATACACGGTACTATGCCTTCTGTATCTAAATGCCAATCATAATATCCACCATCAGAATAAGTTCCATATTGAATTGCACCACAACCATCTAAATCATAACTCCAATTTTCATTATTACATATATTAATTGCATTAAACAATTCCATACTTAGATTTGAATCATTTATCCAACAAATTTCAGATTTTCTAGTCGGTTCATCATCCTTTTCATCTTCTCCTCCAACCTTGGCACTTTCCAATTTTAAATTATTATTAATATTTTTTTGAATCAAATTCCATATATTAGTATTACTCAAATCGTTAATAGCATAGGTAACAACATCTTTATCTTTTTTATAATTCAAATAATCCATAGTTCCTCACCTAAAAGGTAGACCTCTAAACCAAGTAACTAATGATTTTCTTACACCAGAAGTAACAGGTCTAACTCTGTGCCATTTACTAGAAGGGAAAATAACTATAGAACCTTTCTTTAATTTAAGAGTATCATATCTTGTAGATATATGTGGTCCTTCAGTTTCTATATCAAATTCACCACCTTCATACTCATCAGGATCACTTAACCAAATAGTCATACTAAGTTTTCTCATATGAAATTTACCCTCTGCACCCATAGGTACTTTCACTTCCTCATCAATATGCCAGTCATATTTTCCACCCTCAGAATAAATTCCATATTGAAGTGCATCAGTACCACATAAATCATAATTCCAATTTTCCTTATTATATAAATTAACTGAGTGAAACAATTGCTCTCTCAAATACAAATCAGTTAACCAAGCAACTTTAGATATTTTAACATTTTTCCTATCACCATCGTCTTCAGATATTCCATCTTCCCATATCAAATTAGGATTATTAAGTTGTTCTTGTATCAAACCCCATAGTGGAGTATTACTTAAATCATTAACACCATAGTTGATCCAAGAACAAGACTCTCTTTCTATATCCATTCTAATGCTTCAGACACTGCAGGAAAGTTCTCTACAAAAATATTCTTACAACCATTAGCAATATCCATATGTTCTTTCTGTGTTCCATGTGCTGAACGTAGATTAATATAATGTATCCATGAACGACATGAACCAGTCATATAGATACGTGTTGGTGTAGCAAGAGGTAGTACAAACCGAGCACACTCCTTAGCAACACCTGCCTTTAACATCTGATTATATAAACCAAAGGCAGAACTAAACAGAGTATTCATCTGCCTATTAAACTTATCAACCATCTCTGGATCTAGATCATCAATACTATTCTGTCTATTCTTATCATCTTGTCTGCGAAGTTCAGGCAATTCTATTTCACCTAGAAGATTACTATCAGCATACCTTTGAGAGAACTCTTGGTATGTGAAACTTCTATGCCTTAAAATCTGTGCAGCAATACCTCTTGTAGTATTGATCTCTACTGTCATAAATGCTTGCTCAAAGACACTCCAGTGACCGTGCTGAATGCAATACTTTAACAACCCTGAGAACTTATCATTGTCTTGGTTCTTAGGGTTAGAAACACGAGCAACATATGCCATGTGTTGTTCAGCATCAGGAGTGACACTGATTAAATTAATATCTTTATTCATATAAAAAAAGTAATAGGGCAATTTTTACTTGGAGTTTTTTTTCCGACTTTTTTGGAATAAAAAGTCGGATTTGCCTCAGTCTGGATATCCATCATCATCTTCAAAAACTTCTTCATAGTCTCCTACAGGAACTGATTGGTATGCTTCTACATCTGAATAGATTTCAGACTCCAATTCTTCTACGACTTCTTTAAGAGCCATGATTAAAACTTTTAATTTTCCTCTGTTCATGATTTTATTTCTCATTATTTAGAGTGGGTGGGAGGTTGGAGTTATGTGTACCAACAAGTAAGGGGCATTGCTACATTAGTAGATTTTTACCTTACTGTCTGAGACCCGACTGGTATGTCGGTTCTTCCGAAGAAGCAGCACCACCTGTGTCTCATCACCTTAACTAGCCTTATGCCAGCAAGTTTTTTCAGTCACTCCCGTGTTGCGTTCGTCAACTCAACAAATATATTATTGCATAAAAAAAGAGGGGTGTCAACACCCCTCTCTGAACCAAGTAAGGTTAAGCTCAACTCTTAGATGCGAACTTGCGTTCTACCTTGATTCCACGATACATAAGATCATGGTTTCTGTGTTGAGCTGCTTCAGTGAGTACGCTCTTGTTGTACTCTGCAGAGTCATACTCGACTCCACGATAAGTGACTTTTGCCATTGGTTTTCTCCAAAGTAGTAGGGATTTTTGCCCCGTTCCTTCAGTCGAACATTTGCGTCCCCGCAGGGATGAACGATCCGTTCCGTGTCGGCTTACTTGCGACCTCCTATGAGGTTGAACGTGTGTGTTAATACTAACACTTGCTTACTATATAGTCAAGTTTATTTGTATTTCCTGATACAGTTTTGTTATTCTTTTAACATTTCATCACGAATTCTTCTTGCCTGTTCATTATGTTCACATAATTTAGACATCCATATCCTCTCATCCAATCCAACCTCACCATCAGTTGAGATCATGCGGCAGCAAATATCTATTATGTTGTTCCGATAGTTAGTGCTTAACATAGTCCAATACTGTAGTCGGTAAAGAATTTTTAACATGTTCTATTGCTGCTGGTAGTATACCATATTCCATTCTTTGAATTGCTTTTGTTAATGATTCTACAGTATCTTCTGGTAAAATGGGAACCTTTCCTTGAAGAATTATTTCACCACCATCCAATTCTTCATTCACATAATGGACAGTACATCCTGTTTCTTTATCACCTGCTTCCATTGCTCTCTCTACTACATTCAATCCCTTATACTTGGGTAGTAATGATGGGTGTACATTAATAATAGGAGCAGGGAAAGAAGCAGGATTTTTAATCACTCTCATATATCCTGCAAGAATAATGAGATCAACTCTCCATACTTTAAAGAGTTCTATCATCTTCTCTTCATCTTTATGTGGAACTCTTACATGAGGTATTCCAAATTTTGCTGCCCTCTTAACAGCACCACATTGTTTAGTGTTGTGTATCATCAACACAACTTCATGCTTATTACATATGGGATTGGTAACTATGTTCTCGAAGTTGGTTCCGTTTCCAGAACACATAATTCCTAGTCTCATTCTTGTAGTTCGTCTAATCTATATGGTGAATAATTAGGTTTCTCATGGTACTCTTTTAAGGCTTCCAACATAATCTCTTTCAACTCTGCCCTTTCTTTATTATCAAAGATAGGTAATGGTGTAGGATTGAATGATGGGTAGATTGGATTGCCTTCAACATCACGAGGATATACATTATCAGTACATCCCTTTACTGCATCACCACTCATCCCTTGGGTGTCAATCTTTTCCATCTATTGGCCTCCCATTCTTATCAACAAGACCCATCTTCTTTACTTGACCTAAGTTGGACTTCTCCTCTTTCTTTATCCTCTTATACTCTTTAATAATTTTATCCACCTCATTCTGAGGTATGTTAACCTTCAGTTCTTCACCTTTAAATCCTTTACCAGTCTTCTCAATGTAATCATTAATCTTGAGTTGGATGTCCGCCTCTATGATTTCATTAATTTGATCTCGAAGTTCATCACTCATTTTCTTTTCTTCCCCTTCTTAGGTGGAGTGGCTTTAATACCCCAAAGATTGGGTCTTATACTACCAGCACCATAATCAATTTTCTGAACAACATCTTTCCCATACCTATCATAATACATATCAAAAACATTTGCCATCTTCTCAGAACGAGTTACATCTAAATGTTCTGTACCCTCTACCATATACGTTACATTAAATGCATCAGTAGGAAGACTCCTATCTTCTGCTTTTTCTCTTGTGGTCTTCTCTAAGATAATCTCACACCAGTAATCAGCAGGGTTAAATTTTACTTCTTCTTTCTTTTCTTCTGCCACCACCTCTTCACCCCTCTTTACTTCCTTACCACCAACATTAACGGTCATGATCTACCACCCCACGTAATATCAGGATAAGCTTCTTTAACCTGATCATATGTCACTGCATAGTCTTCATGCAATCTACCATCCTTTGCAAGTACTACAATCTTTGCTTCACTTGGATGAAGTCCTTCAAGCATCTGAATAAACATAGATTCTCTACGTAAATTATTCAAACTATCATTACCACCCTTTACAAAGTGATAAAGATTTCTTTGTTCTCTACGAAGAGAAGTATGATCTGTTCCTTGTGGACTATCATTAGGAGTAAAAGGAACATCTCCTTCAGGGATCATAGAAACAACTGTCTCATCAAAATTCCATATGAGAATAGAAACTAATGCATCATTACGATACTCTTTGAGTGCTTCTACCTTTGCAATTTTAGATTTTTGACTAGAAACATAATCCAAAATCTCATTCACAAATGGATTAGGTGGTAGTGTAGGTGTCTTTGCAGCTCTCTTTTTTGTAGATTTTGCTACAACTGTGCTACTCTTCCTCGGTTGTTTCTTCGGTGTTGATGTCATAATTGTTTTCAATTCTTAGGGCTAAAATTTCATCGGGAACTAACTGTCCATTTTCATCAAACATTTCTGGATGAGTGTACACTACTTGAGGTGTTGTTTCATATGAATGTTGTCTTGCCATCCATCCTATCATACCCCCTACTAATAATGCAAGAAATGACACAACTGTTGTTAGTGTCAATGTTACTATGGTCATGTCCATAATACTCCTCCAAGAGATCTACTTTTTTCTGATGTCTAAGTAAAAGTTAAAGTGAAAAATAATTTCTCTCTTCCAGAAAGCAATTAATTTTCCAAACTTTATTTGAAATGTTTTTGGTGGGTCTGGTCTCCTCCTCCTATTTCGTAACAGTAATTCCACTCCCCGATTCATTTCGGGTTTGCTTTTATTTAGAGTTCTTTTTCCTCCTTCCTGGTCTTCGGTCACGACTATACCTCCATGCATCTTCTAATATACTGTACAAGTAAGCTCTTATCTTACGTGCTTTAGGTTTTGGTATATGACCATATGCTTCACGCAATTGTTTGTGATTGTTATCTGCACCTCCTTTAATGTATTGTTCAAGTTCTAATACTTGATCAGATATTTCAGCAGCAGTAGAACTTTCTATAAAAGCATCTACTTCATATTTTTTTGTCTTACGATATTCTAGAAACTGATAAAACTTCAATTGCATCTTACCATCAAACGCAAGTTCGATGGCATGTTCAATCATGTCATATACAGTTTCAAAATCGTCAAGTTTTTTCATTAGACTAATTTCTTCTCCTTAAGATACTGAACTGTTTCTACACATCCACCAAGATTGGTAGAATCTATGACCACTTGAGGGAATGTAGTTCCCTCACCAAACTGACCATAGAATGATTGCTTATCAAAATGCTCATCTAGTTTATAAACAACATGTCTTAACTTTGCCAACTCTAACACTTGCACTACCTTTGTGCAATAAGGACATCCTTCTTTGGAATAAACAGTAAAATTCATACTGACTGTCTAAAATTTTATTTAGTTTGAGCAACTACTGAAGCCCAATCGGCATCAAATAATTGTAATCCTTTGTCAGTAAGAACATGATTGTACATCTTCTCAAAAACTGATGGTGGCATAGTTACTACATGAGCACCAAGAGCAAAAGAAGTAGACACTGCTTTCACTCCTCTGATAGAAGCAGAAAGAATTTCAGTTTTTATCCAATGTCTTTGGTAAATTTCTGAAATATCTTTGATTACATCTAACCCATTAACAGAGTTATCGTCAAGCCTTCCTACAAATGGTGAAACATATGTTGCTCCTGCTTTAGCAGCAAGTATTGCCTGTGCTGCATCAAAAATCAAAGTAACATTAACCTTTGTGCCGTCCTTTGCCAACTGATTACAGGTATATAAACCATCTGGTGTGCAAGGAACCTTTATGGTAGCAACCTCTTGGAACTTAGTAGCAAGTCTACGACCCTCAGAGGTCATCTCTTCACGACTTCCTACTACTTCCATACTAATGTCCCTTACACCTGCCTCAGAAAGTTCTAGGTATACATCTTCAGGATCTCTACCACTCTTTCTAATAAGAGTAGGGTTAGTTGTTACTCCATCAATCAAACCTGTTTCAAAATGATTAAGGATTGTTGAGACCTCTGCTGTGTCTAAAAATATTTTCATAAGAATAATTTGTCTAGAGTATCTATAAAAAGAGATAAAAAAAAGAGACCCTTTTGTGAGGGTCTCTTAAATATAACACACTGATTGAGTTTTATCAACCGATGCTTGGAGCAACAAGTGCAACTTCAGATGTCTCAGCAGATGCTAAGTCAAGTGGGAAGTTGTGTGCATTTCTTTCATGCATTACTTCCATACCAAGGTTTGCTCTGTTCAATACATCACCCCAAGTAGGAACAACCTTACCAGATGCATCAACAACCGACTGGTTGAAGTTGAATCCGTTTAGGTTAAACGCCATTGTGCAGATACCCATAGAGGTTAACCATACACAAATCACAGGCCATGAAGCAAGGAAGAAGTGAAGACTACGACTATTATTAAAGCTAGCATACTGGAAGATAAGTCTACCAAAGTATCCATGTGCTGCAACAATGTTGTATGTTTCTTCTTCTTGTCCGAATTTGTATCCATAGTTCTGTGAATCTAAACCTGTTGTCTCTCTGATTAGAGAAGATGTAACAAGAGAACCATGCATAGCAGAGAATAATGCTCCACCGAACATACCTGCAACACCTGCCATATGGAATGGGTGCATTAAGATATTATGTTCTGCTTGGAATACGAACATGAAGTTAAACGTACCAGATATACCGAGAGGCATACCATCAGAGAATGAACCCTGACCAAATGGATACACAAGGAATACTGCGAAAGCAGCAGATACAGGTGCTGAATAAGCAACACAGATCCAAGGACGCATACCTAAACGGTATGAAAGTTCCCACTGTCTTCCCATGTATGCTGAGATTCCGATAAGGAAGTGGAAGATTACCAACTGGTAAGGACCACCGTTGTAAAGCCACTCATCTAAATTAGCAGCTTCCCAGATAGGATAGAAGTGTAAACCAATAGCGTTTGATGAAGGAACAACTGCACCAGAGATGATGTTGTTACCAAACATAAGAGATCCAGCAACTGGCTCTCTGATTCCGTCGATATCGACAGGAGGTGCTGCAATGAATGCTACGATGAAGCATGTAGTAGCAGCTAATAGGCAAGGAACCATCAAGACACCGAACCAACCAACATAGATGCGGTTGTTAGTACTTGTGACCCACTCGCAGAACTCGGACCATCCAGAAAGGAGTCCTTGTTCCCTTTTTTGTAGAGTTGTCATAATAGGACAATTTAAAAAGTAGGGCTTCAAAGGGTAGAAGCGATACGATTATTTCCATCAATCCCTTTACTGATGGATATGAGAGACTTAATCCCCTTGGTCTCGGTTTGGGGTACTAGTAGGTCAGCAGATGCTCACCCGATGTTATTTATTATAAACAAATGTTAAGCACTTGTCAAGAATTTAAATATACCTTAATAATTTTTTAAGTATTTTTGCTGCATATATACATATAGGTTTGTTGTCTAAAGGAATGAAAAGATTCTTACCTATTGTAATGTTATTGATGACAGGTGCAATGGTAGCACCATCAGCTAAAGCTGATATGACATCCAGAATGACTTCTAGTGTTCAGCTAACAGTCAATGCTGCTGCAACACAGATGCAGAGGATTGGTTCATCATTTAGTATCACTGGTAATAATGTGGACACAACTGATGGAACGACAGCTAACACAATATCGGCTGGTACTATAACTTCAGGTGTATATGCTCCTGGAACTATAGCTGCAGTTCAGGATGATCCAGGCGAGTCATTCAGCTTCACTCAGGCATTTACTCAAGGTGATGCGATTGATACAACTGGACCAGACATCGGTGATGTTTCGGCATACGGTGATCAATTATCTACTGCTGCTGGAAGTGCTGGATCCTTGGCTGGTACTGTAACTTCGCAAGGTGCTTTGACCGTAGTGGCTGGCGGCGCAGGTACATCCGCGACTGGACAATTCGTAACTGAGCTGCAAATTAACTAGGAAACTAGGTTATGAAAAGGCTTATAACTATATTAGTGTTGGTATTAGGTAGCACGGGAGCTGCAAAGGCAGTCCCCGTGGTCCCAAATTTTCAGCAAGGTTCAATGACGAGCCACACCGAAACTGAATCTACAGTTACGGAAACTATAAATTCAATTGACTATAGGACAGGATGGGAGTACTCAGTGACTGGCGTAGGGGTAGAAAACAATGGTGGATCCCTCAACCCCAATGTAACAACAACGACAGTACAAGTCTCCCCATCAGTGGGAACAGCAGAAGACGGAGGAGCAACTGCAGCAGCAGTAACCTCTTCATTCGATACATTAAATTTCTCAGCACAAAACGACTTCACAATAGCAGAACCTGGGGGAGCCTTTCAATTTACCCAGACATATTCTGGACCAGGAATGACGAATCAAACAATAATTCAAAGAGTAACAAGCATACAAAGCGTCACAGATACAACAAGCACCTTTACGCAATAGCAACTATAGGTAGTCTTTTAACACCTAACGTCGCACTAGCACAGGGTGTTGGTGGAGTTAGTGCTACTGCTAATCCTATCGCCAACTCATCTGGCTCAGTAACGAACCAGGCAATACAAGTTTTACAAGGTCCATACATAACTAACACTTATGGTGGTGGAGTGCAGTGTCAAGGTAGTACGGTAAACTTCACACCCTATGTACAATTTGCTGACTCAAGGAAAGACCCTTGGGAAGATTATTATAACGAACCACAATATAATACTACTGATGCCACAGGTAAGATGGTTCCAACATATGTTACCGTCAAGAACTACCCTTGGGAAACTTGGTATGATGATAGAACATATGTCTCTGATGGAACAGATGGTAATACTATTGGAGAAACAATCAGATGGTTCCCTGATGGATCAGACATCTCTATCATTCAAGATATAGACAGTCCTAATGGTGTACCAGATATAGTTGATACTGGTGGAGAGATGACACCATCATGGTTTAAACCAGTGCGTACTGATATGAGAGCAAACCAATCATTTAATGTTGGCCTATCTGCTACACTCTCTATACCAGTCAATAGAAAATTTCAAAGGCAATGTCATGAAGCGGCACAAGCACAAATTGATATGACTACTCAGTTGGTTGCTAATAAAAGATTAGACTTTGAGATCGCAAGACTTAAAAATTGTGGTGAACTCAAAAAACAGGGTATTATGTTCCATCCTAAGTCACCATACTTTAGTGTATGTGCTGATGTAGTTGTTACTGCACCTGGTGGAAAAATAATGCCACATGAACACCAGATACCACAACCACAGTGGGTAGATCCTAATAGTGAATCTACTTCTTTGCCTTCAGAGCCTTCTTCAGAGTCTTTATTGCCTGATTCCGATCTCGCTGTTCCTCAATCCGTTCCCGAACAGATAGAACAGGATCCTTCTTCCCCATTATCGACTTTACCTTCGCCACAACCTTCTTTATCACAGGCTTTACCACTTTCAGGAGCAAGTCTGCTAGGGGTTTGGCAAGTAGGGCAGATGAAGTAGCAACAAGAGCAATCGTAGCAGTAGTAGATACTATAGGAACACTGGGTAGATATAGTTCAGCAACACCTAGTTCTTCCCATTGTGTCTCACAAACTTTACCGTCAGGAGTTAATTTATATCCAATAACCTTTTCTGTACCTGCCTGATTCAGGTCACCAATACGTCTTGCATTAGGAGGAGGACACTCTACCTTTCCAGCAGTTTCACCTGGTGTTTCAGGTGCTCCTGGAGGATCTGGTATCTCAGGTGCAGGTGGATCTCCAGTATCAATACCTTCAGGTGCTTCTTCTGAATCTGTATTTAAACTCTGCCAACTTAGTCCTCTATAATCATAGTCTGCGGGATCATAGTAAGGAGCACCAGCATCACACAATACTGTATTTCCTTTAGGGTCATCATCGACCAACATCTTATTTCTTGATCTCTGCTTTACATTCTCCTTATGAACCTTCACGCAACCAGGCATATTAACTATAGGAGTACCAGCAAGAACAGTAACAGGAACAACTGGAGGTATTGCTTGTGGAGGTTCTGTCATCCACACTCTAGCATCAGCAATCTCACTCACACCAATAGGTCTTATATTTGTGTCTGTTGATTCAATACTTTGAACAAACTGTACTTTATTACCATCTACTCGTATATTATCA